CTAAGCGCAGCGGATGTAAATGGCTACCTCATGCAAGGGGTATTGGTTTTCGCAAGCGCAGCAGCTCGCGATGCCGCTATTACATCTCCACAAGAAGGACAATTTGCTTATCTAAAGGATACAAATGTAACGACCTATTACACAGGTTCGTCATGGACTAATTTAGATACAACAGGCATGGTCAACCCAATGACTACCACAGGTGACACAATCTATTCATCAAGTGGATCAACCCCTGCTCGTCTAGGCATTGGTAGCACTGGAAATGTGCTTACAGTTTCAGGCGGTGTCCCAGTTTGGGCTGCTCCAGCAGGTGGTGGAAAAGTCAAGCAGGTTGTACATGCAGGTACATCCACAGAATTGTATCTCGATACCAATACAGAAACAGATACAGGTTTAACAGGCACAATTACACCAACTTCTGCAACAAGTACAATCCTAGTTTTTGCATCTATCAGCGGATTGAATAACTCTTGCAATAATGATACAAGCACTTATGGCGCTTTGAAACTTTATCGCGGTGCTTCAATGATTAAACAAATGGAAAACCGTTCACCGCAATCGGCGGTAGCTGTGACAATGGGTTCTTCCGCTGTTTCGTACTTAGATTCACCTGCTACAACTTCTGCAACAACTTATAAAGTAACTGCTCAGCGTTCTAGCGGAACAAGCGTGTTGCGTTTTCAGCATAATGGCAATACTTATTCATCTATCACACTCATGGAAATTGGTGCTTAACATGGAAAATCTTGGATCTATTATTTCAATGTTGCGTCCCAATGGTGGATTTGCTTTGTACGGTTCTGACTTAGAAAATGTTATCTGGGACGAGGGTGTTGTTCCTGTAACAAAGGCAGAAGTTGAAGCAGGTGCGAAACAATTTGACGCTTGGCAAGCAGAAAAAGAAGCGGCGAAAATTGCAGCAAAAGAATCTGCACAGACAAAGTTGGCTGCACTAGGATTGACTGCAGAAGATCTAAAGGCACTCGGATTATAAGTGAAGGCGAAACTTTCTAAAGCTGCTTCCCAGTTAAGAGAGCAGATCGATGATTCATTCCCAGATCGTGACCGCACATCGGATGGTTGGATCGGTGATACCCGACACGCTGCTCGCAAGTCTGATCATAATCCAGATGAGCAGGGCTGGGTTCGTGCCATCGACATCGATCGTGACTTATTTAAGGGATCAAAGCCAGACATCATGGGGGATCTTGCAGATCAACTTCGTGCCTTATCAAAGTCAAAAGCAGACACGCGTATTGCTTACATCATATTTGATGGACACATCTGTTCCAAGATCCTTAATTGGAAGTGGCGCAAATACACAGGGGCTAACAAACATGTTAAGCACTGCCATGTTAGCTTTAAGAAAGAAGCTGACAATGATGGGGCTTTTTTTCAAATATCTATGTTAGGCGGAGAATAATGAACATGAAGCATCCAGTAATCATTGCAGTCGGAGCCTTTCTTGCAGTATGGGGAACCACATCAAACTTCTCTCTAGACTATCGTCACATTCTAGGCGCGATAGTTGCAGGAGTGTTTGGGTATGCGAGTCCTAAAAAGTGAGCCAACAAGATTTCTTCAGCCTTTACATAAGTACCTTGCTAATCATTGGTGGCCTTGCAGGCTATGTCATTACTCATCTGCTTTCAGAGATTAAGCGACTCAATCAGCGTGTCGATGAAATCTATAACATACTTCTAGAGCGATAATTTTGACATGGCAAGAAAAGCGACTAAGAATCTAGTTGAGCAAGATTACTCAGCACTTGATGCTTACTGCATTGGGATGTATGAGTTCGCTCAATCTCTAAAGCGTGCAGGCTTTGATGAAGAAACAGTGCTAGGTATTATAGTAGAGCGATCTGCTTATCCTGCTTGGATCTTGCCTGATCCCATAGAGCCAGAGCGTTTTGGCGATTACGAAGATGAGGATGACGATTAAGCGAACGGTCGTAATCCCTGACCTACAGTGTCCTTATGAGGATTCACACCTGGTCAAGAATCTTGCAGCCTTTATTAAATCCTTTAGACCAGACGCCGTTCTAACCATTGGCGATGAGATAGATTTACCTCAGATAAGCCGTTGGCATGAGAATCAGCCAGGCTGGTATGAGCAGACGCTTGCAGCCGATAGAGATCGTACTGTTGATGTGCTATGGGAATTGACTCAGCATGTTAAGGAAGCGCACATGGTAAGAAGCAACCATTGTGATCGTCTTTACAATGTAATTATGAAGAAGATCCCTGCTTTCATGTCATTGCCAGAATTGAAGCTAGAGAAGTTTCTAAAGCTAGATGAACTAGGAATTAAATACTGGAAAGAGCCTATGCCTATTGCTAAAGGCTGGGTGGCCATTCATGGTGATCTAGGAGCCTTAAACCCAAACCCTGGCATGTCGGCCTTGAACCAAGCAAAACGCATGGGCGTGTCGGTAATTATGGGACACACGCATCGCGCTGGTAGAAGTGCCGTTTCTGAGGCCTACAATGGCTCTGTAAGGCGCGTACTGCATGGAGTTGAGGTAGGACATGCAATGAACGTAAGGGCCGCTAAATACGTTTCTAGCCCTAATTGGCAGCAAGCATTTGCCATAGTCACAGAGCATAATAAGAATGTCCAGGTAGATCTGATCTATGTAGAGAAGGACGGCACGTTCTTGGTACACGGTAAGCGGTACGGACGCGCTCGATAATTGTTATCGTTTCGTTACCAAAATATGCTTGACCTTGATATACAGGCGTGAGACTCTAATTCTGTAAGCGATCGAGGGCATCGCTACAGATAGGTACAAAAATGAAGATCACAGCAAAAGACTTTGATGCACTAACAGACACCATCATGGGTTGGAAAGGCAATGACTGGGAGATCCAGGCACATCGCTTTACAGACCAAGTTTCTTTTGATTGGGCAGTATGTTACTGGGTCGAGACAGCAGCTAATCTAATCCTGGCTCGCACATTCCTAGAAGATAATGACCATGCTTGCGAGGTGTCTTATGACGAAAATATGGAGTCATACATTCTGCTAACTAACTACGATTCATATAACATGGCGGTGAGCGCATAATGGCTGCTATTGAGATCTACGGCCCACTTGCAAAAGAGAAGTGGTACTGCATTTATTGCAGCTTTGACATGACTCTGACTGGAGTCTGTACAGACTGCAACGAGTATAAGAGCGCAGTTACCCTACAGGAATTTATCGAACATAATGGACACTATCCAAAACTTAGAGCGGTCAAGTAATGAGTAATCAAGACAAGATGTTATTGATTTGTATGATCGGAATTGTCATCAGTATGACTATAGTTGCTGTGGATGCCTATAGGCTGGGGAAAGAGCGCGGTATCCGTGAGGGTTGGCATCGAGGTCGATCCCTAAGCAGACAGGAATTCTGGGAAGAATGAAAGCAAATGAAATCTTACTATCAGCAACCGACACTATTCGTGATCGTGGCCTAACCTACGGCCATCCTGCCGATAACCTAGAACACACTGCAATGCTGCTAAGCGCGTACTTGCAGATGCCAATACACGACTATCAGGTGGCAGGCATCATGGTGCTTGTTAAACTTGCTAGGACAAATCAATCTGCTGAGCATGTAGATAATTGGGTAGATCTATGCAGCTATGGCGCACTTGCTGGGCAACTGGCCACAGAGGAGAATGAACTCTATGTTTAATTTAGCCGATTACGAGACAGTCGAGGTGAGACTTGAAAAATTTATTAAGGATTATCCAGATTTTCGCATTGCAACTGAGTTGGAAGTGGTCGAGAAAGATCGATACATTGTTAAAGCATACTTGTTCAAAACTAATCAAGATACTGTCGCATGGGCAACAGGGTACGCTGAGGAAAAAGTTACTGACAGAGGCGTCAATTCTACTTCTGCATTGGAGGTATGCGAGACTAGCGCAATCGGCCGCAGCCTTGCAAATGCAGGTTATGCTGCTAAAGGAAAGCGTCCAAGCCAGTCGGAAATGAAAAAAGTAGTGGCAGCTCAACAGCCTAAGCCAGCGGTACAAGATCTCGTACCACACCAGGAACAAGACTATTGGACTACTCCAGTTAATGAATACATGAAAGTAGTTGATGCTCCACAAACTCTGGAAAAAGCATTAGAGAATGTAGCTGCAATTATGGGAACGGGAGTAGCACAAGAAGTCCCAAGTTGCAAGCATGGACACATGGTTTGGAAGACTGGACACAGCGCAAAGACTGGCAAAGATTGGCATGCCTATCAATGCACAGCTTTAGGACATTCAGGTTTTGAAGGTAAATGTCCAGCGATCTGGTATGAACTAAAATCGGATGGAAAACTAGGACCACAGAAAGCGAAAGTATAATGGGACATGTAGGAATCAAGATCAATGGTGAATGGCTAGATCTTATGTCGGCCTTCATCGCTTGTCAGTTGTGCAATGAGCCAGTGCAGATACGCGATCTAGAGGAGATATCTTCTGATTCAGTCAATGGCATTGTCACATGGCAATGTGCTAAATGTAAGGCAGTCAATGGATAGCAAGGAAAATTTATTGCTTGCACTGATCTTGTTCCTATTCATTGGCGGTATTGCAATGGGCTACATGACTGGATTAAGTCATTAGTCAAGCAAGGAAGCACAGAGGTTTCCGCACAGAGCGCGTAGTAGCTGAGTACCTATCGACTCAATGGCCAGGCGCATGTGTGGGAAGGGGTAGTGGCAAGGATATTGTCAATGTACCGTTTGATGTTGAAGTCAAAGCCCGCGCTGGATTTCAACCACTTGCATACATTAAACAATTAAAGGCTCGGACATCCATTTCGGGGGAATTGGGATTCGGAGTCTTACGGCTAAATTCACAGGGAGAAGATGCTGCTGAGTATTGCGCCATCATGAGACTAGCTGATCTATTGCCACTACTCATATTAAAATACGGTCACATTACTATTCAACCTACAGAAGCAGACATTGACCGCTGCACAGCTTGTGGGTCTTACATGATACAGAGGTGCTTAACTTGCCAACCTATGATTACAAATGCACAAGATGCAATCTTAGTCAAGAAGTCCAACACGGATGGAACAATCGACCAATGATCTTATGTGCATATTGTAATGAACCTATGGTTAAGGCAATCAGTTCATCTGCTATTCACTTCAAGGGTAAGGGCTTCTATTCAACGGATAAATAGTTATCCACAGAAGTTATGCACAGGAGGTAAATGATGGCAACACGCCCAAGATTAAGCGTGGTATTTGACAGCATCAGTATGCTACTTAGGCAGAGCCCTTCAGGGGCTCACACCGCGCCGCTTACGCGGATAGCGCGGGGGGTGCTAATAGCATTAGTGGGATCTCTATGCTTAATGCCTGAAGCTGGTTCTACAAATCTAAATGATATATCTATGACTCCTAAACAATATGCTTACTATTCACTTAATGATGTTAAACAATACAAATGCTTAGTCTTCCTGTATGGTAAGGAAAGTGCATGGAATCCTAAAGCAATCAATGGTAGTCATGCAGGGATACCACAAGGTAGAAGCAAATGGTTAATAACAGCTACACCAATACATCAGGTAGAGTGGGGATTGCGCTACATCAAGCATCGTTACGACACACCATGCAAGGCCAGAGATCACTGGCTCTTACATAAATGGCATTAAAGAATAACGATCCTAGACTTACTACTGCTTACAAGAAGGTCAGACTTAGAGTATTAGCTAGAGATAACTACACATGTAGGTACTGTCAAGGTCAAGCTGACACAGTTGATCATTTGATTGCGCTTGTAAATGGCGGAGATCCACTTGATGAATCCAACATGGCTTCTGCCTGCCGCCGTTGTAACAGTTCTAAAGGCGCACGCTCAGCACCTCTTTTTTTAGCACGTTCTTCTAC